TCAACTTTCATCTTTTCCATCTCTATCAGTTTCTTTTGTAAGCCCATAATTCTCTCTTGTAAATCTAGTTCACTTTGAGGTTGTGACGCTCCTGCATCTGCTTGATGCTTCATAGCTTTCGCTTGTTCTTCTTGTGCTTCCGCTAATGTCTTTTGTATTTCAGCTTTCTTCTGCTCGATGTCTAACTGCATAGCCATCTGTTGCATCTGCTGTTGCTCAGGATTAGGCTGCATACCTTGCATAAGTGACTGTACCACTTGGTCTCTATTATGGATACTAGAGTTCTGGAAGACGGCTAATAACAGGGTGTTGAAAGCTGGAGAGTCTTTCGGAATTGACTGGAGCATTTGTACCATTTGTTGCATTTCGAGCTCTTTAGCCATAATACCCATAGTAGAGTATGGAACGAACTTATAATCACTTACTGGATACCTTTCGACATCGAATTGTATCTTACGCCACATACTCTTATTAATCATAGGTATGAGGAACGTATTTTGGAAATTCATTAATGTACGCTTCTGTCTTTTAATTGAAGCAGATTGAATCATTGACATACCGCTGGATGTGGCTCTGTCAGGGACTCCCATATCAGCAGAACCAGTACCCATTTGAATCATATTCTGCAATGAAGCAACCTGATTGTAGGTATGTTGGTCTGTCTGACCTAAGTTTAGAGGCATTATAGCCTGTCTTGGGTCTCCATTAGTAAGAATAGTCTTACCCGGTCTGACCTCTAGTTTTATACCTCTCGGTAGTCTAGTAGCGTCTGCGGCTACCATAGGAGTAGTAGTTAATGCTAATGAGTCAATTCTCGCTCTCATTTCAGCATCTAAAGCCTTCTGTGGATTGTAACCCTTCTCACAAATCCCTCTACCCCAGAACTTATTAGGTACAATATCGTGCTGATAGCTGACAAAAGGTCTATCAATCATCATAAACGGATTCTCTTCCGCTCTTAGAATATGCTCACCGTTAGCTATTGTAACGACAGCTTCAACTAATTCATCTTCATCGTACTCAAAATCCTCTACATCTACTTTAGAGTCTAGGAATTTTCTAGGAACTTTACCCCAATACTCACAAATCTTAATCTGGTCTGAAGCGTCTCTATTTATATATTCAGGGTCATAACCTATCTGAATGACATCTTCATCTGCTTGTATATCTACTTCTCTATATACACCATTAGCCATACCTTCAGATATGACATAACGTGGTTTATATACTTCGTGGGCGACACCTAAAGCCTCATTTATTGAATTAGCACTAGGGTCTATAATAAATTCTTTTGGTGAGACAGCCTCTACTCTTACATCTACATTAGAATACTCTTCTATCTCTCTAGATGAAGTCAGTGTGCCTTCTACTGGTTTCTCAACAGGTCGCCTAGATACTTTCTCTTCAGTAATTATCTTTGCAATACCTGTGCCATATATAGCACCATTTAGAAATACTTCACAGATAGCATCTTTAGCACCTGTAGATTCTAAATCTTCTTGTAGTAAGTTACGGAGGTATTCGACATCTTGCTTATCTTCATCTAATTGGTCATCTTGTATATCAAACCAACGCCCTCTGCCAAATGTGGCTTCTTCGAGCTCTGCGACACTAGCCTCTACTGCTTGTTGTAAGGCTGGAGTTATAATCTTGGACTTTTCTGATGCTCTATTCTTATCTTCTATAGTCCACATACCACGCCATAAACGATAGTATTCATCCCAAGGCTTGAGATAGTTGTTATCCCTATGATTTCGCCACTGTTCTAAGCGGCTTTCCAGCCATTTGGCTAGTGCTTGGAAGTGTCTCTCTGAATCGTAATTTTTTGCCATTAATATCCTGCTATGTCATCAAAAGGTTTCCACTCTTCACCTATTTCAATAGTGTGCATAAAGTCTGCTACTGAAACTTGGTCTATATACGCGAGACTATCGACCATATCATCGTGAGTTCCTTTTGTCGGGAACTCTAATAATTGTGATTCAAAAGACTTATTCCAATCACCCTTATTAAACTTAATCTTTCCGTGTTCCAATCTGCCTTGAAGAGACCAAGTAATTCTATCCGCTTTCTTCTTGCCACCGTGGGTTACATCTGTAATCACAACCCATCTACCTTGTGTTCTCATCTCATCTTCGAGATAAGGAAGTATGGCATTCTTTAATGCACCAGACTCAATCCCTACAATAGTTGCTTGATTCTCGATTGCAGCCTGTAATATCTTAGAACTTGTCTCTTTAATATTCCACCTGCCGTGGAGTATATTCTTAACCCACCACTCATCATTATGAATTTTAACGATAGTAATTGCAGTCTCGTCCAACTTACTACCCTTGAGACCACGCTCCTTCTCCACTCTCTCAAATCCTGCAGGGTCAACTGCAATGACGTAATTGCCTTCTTTAGGCTCTTCTGTATCATACTTTATCCATTCCGGTTTAAATATACCACCTGTAAAAGATACGAAACTAGCCTCAAATTCTTGTCTGAAAGCCTGTGTACTCATCGTCTCACGGGCTGTCTTAATCTCATTTGGGTCGAGAATAGGATTATCTATGGAATTATATTGAAACGCTTCCCAATCTTCCTTCTTCTCATCTGATGCTTCCTTCCATATATCATAGAAGTGATTCTTACCTGCGGGAGTGCCAATAAACAATGCACCACCTTTTACATCAGCTAGTGTAGGGCGAATAATCTGTTCCCACACTTCGACCTTCATATTCGCATATTCATCCAAGACGACATATGCGAGACCTATTCCCCTTAGAGTGTCAGGTCTGTCAGAACCCTTCAAACTAATCTTGATACCATTGACCAGAGTCATAGTAGCTGTATTTTCGTGAGTCTGCTGTATTAGCTCAGTACCATCTAAGAGCTCTTTGAGCATATCCCACATAATATCTTTAGACTGTTGGAACGTAGGACCTATATAGAAGACATCCTTATCCTCAGACTGTAAGGCTTCAATAATAAGTATCCAAGCAGCTAATCTGGACTTACCAAAGCGTCTTCCCGCACTTACAACCTTAAATCTAGCTTTGCTATTGAATATCTCGAGTTGTGCTGGGTGCAGCTTAACATCGAGTTCTCTAGCCATTAGTGCCTAATTTTACAAGTGTTTCATCTTCATCCTTCTCTGATATTATTACACCTTCTTCATAATCTAGAGGTTTCTTCTTATCCTCTTCAATTATTTTTTCTGTAAGACCACCAACATTGATAATAACATTGCCTTTACCCTCTTGTGACCTTAACTCTACTGCCTTAGTTGTCGGTAGGATTCTATCCATACACATTTTAAGACAAGTCCTGTCACCTTCGAGTGCCATACTTATTACTTTCTTGACAATCTCCGGACCTTTTGTAGACATCAACTCTCTACTAAGGGCTGTAAATTTATTGACACTTCCTACTGGTCGTCCCTTTGGGTTCAAAACTACACCCTTTTGTAATATGGGATTTCCTTTGTTTAATCTTCTTTTATCATCTGGTCTCATTTTAAGCTCCTTTAGTTTAACATTAGTAAAGAAGCCTAAGTGATAACAATAATAATTATCTTAAAGAGTTATCTTTGTTACTAGGCTCTTTATCTTTATCTATAGTAATATTATAGCATACTTTTCAGGATAAATCAATCTTTTGAGTGAAATAAAGTTATTCTGGGGATTCTTCCCGCATATTCTAGTTTATATTAGTAAATATAGTTAATAAATACCTTTAGTACCCCAAATTCCCTCGCATTTGCCTATGAGTGTAAATTTAAATTATCCAGAGACACTTGGGGTGTCCCTCCCTATAAGGCTTATCGTAAACTTGGGACTAAGTAGGGACTAAGCTGTAAAATCTAGGGACTAAGCAGGGACTAAGCAGGGACTAAGCTTCTAATAGCTCTAAATATCGTATTCTCGCGTACTTAGGTAATTACCTAGGGGCTTAGTATGTTTATCTCGAGAAGTCTCGAATGTTACGCGGGGCAAATTCTCGAGTGTGGGCGAATCGCGTGTACATAAGTGAAGGAAAAGAGACCGCGAGTATGAATCTCAGGACTATCAAAAGTTGTCACCGGTGACAACATTCGAGAGACCATACAAAACTAAATTATTACGATTGTATGTACACGCGTAAATATTGCTGTATACTCTGTCACAAGTTGAGCAATTTCGCGAGACTATAACAAGCGAGAATATATGAAAAACAAAAATGACAAAATGACAGATACACAAATAATAGACGCGGTGTTAGACACAAGTTTAGCCATTGCACAAGGTGAAGACTTTGTGACCGATGTTATTAAAAAGGTAGCAAATAACAAGGGCTTCAAAG